ACGGCCACGTTTTCCGCCCGGTCTGACCCCTGACCTCCCTCTCTCCCTATTTGGGCTGCTCCGCAAGGGGCGGCTCTTTTCGTTAATTATATGGGTATAAAAAAGGCGAGGTCGCGGAGACATAGTCCGCGACCTCTTTTTCCCTTTTTAAGTGTTGGTATAGAGGCATAGCCTATACGAGCACTATTTTATGTTGCAAAGGTACTTCTTTTTTCTTAATCAACAAAATATTTCATAAGAAAGTTTCTCTATCAAACAGGAAAACCGCTGCTTGTGCGTAGAATTGTCTTTATTGCCGGAGTGGTAGCATACTTTTTGAGTAAATCGTCAACCTCTTTTTCAAACTCCGTCGCACGGTTAGCTGATACTTGCCTTAACAAATATCCTACAACCTTTAATGCGCCATAGAGTTTTTTGCGTTCACTTCCGCCAACATTGGCCGGACCCCTGCGGATTAACGGATATAATGCCATATCGTAAAGCAACCCTCCGTGAGCACAGGTATTTCTTACACATCTTACTACGTCCAGATAGTTCTCAAAAATATTTGTGTATGTAATTCCAAAATGCTTTGATATATCCTTTTTATCTTCAAGGTCGAGCAAAGATTTATACAAAGCGATATTACTGCCTAACGTCATAAATTCAAGTGTTTTCCACGCCGGAGCATACTTGTCGTTTATATGCTTCCTATGATGCGCTGCTATGAATTTATTCCTTTTGAATTTATCCGTATATACTTCCTTGTCAAAACTTGCGATATAGTCACGGTCAACAACGCGCGAGGAAACAAACCAAGTAGGAAGTGTAGCATATCGGTTGGAAATCAAATATACAAGATATGTCCTGAAATTAACCTCTATGCGCGTAATGTATTTTTGCAGAATATTGCGAAGCGCATAATCAAAATAATACAGTTTTACTGCATCGTCAAAATTTGCACCTGCTTCAAATTCGTGTGTTCGTGCTTGATGTTGAGCGCAAGGCTTCTCAAACGGATACCAATAAAAACCAAGACGGTAATATCCGACATCGAGAAGTACTTCTTTCGCTTTCTCGACATCATTTATAATCATACCTCTGCTGCGCAGAAGTTCGATTTGCTTTTCAAGTGTTATGGCTGTTCTTCCCATAGTAAATACAAAGTTACGCATTTTTTCGGAATTTCAGTGTCTTTTCCTCCACTTATATACAGCGGTAGCTTTGCGGTGTAAAACATCACCGCTCAATGGCAAAGACCACTTACAATATCTCGCTCAAAGGCTATGTCGGAGGCTCCGACTTCGACCGCTCGACCGTTGACCGCGAGCTTGCACGTCACGACGGCAAGCAGGTCAACGTGCTCATCGACTCCCTCGGTGGCTCACTTGCCACCGGCCTTTCAATTTCCGCTGCTTTTCGCAACCACGGCAACGTCAACGTGCATTTCGTCGGGCTGAACGCCTCCGCAGCTACAATAGCATCGCTCGGCGCGGCGCATATCTCCATAGACACCGGCGCGATGTACCTCGTGCATAAATGCTCAATGGCTTTCTTTGAATGGGGTTCGCTCAACAGCGACCAGTTCGCCACCCTCATAGCCGACTGCGAGAAAATCAAGGCCGACCTCGACAAGCTCGACCAAAACGTGGCACGGCTATATGCCGCGCGTTGCAAGCGCAAGCCCGAGGATCTGCTCGCCCTGATGAAAGCCGGAGGCTGGCTCTCTCCGCAGGAAGCCCTCGACTGGGGCTTCGTCGATGAAATCACCGACCTTGCCGAAGATGCCGCCCCACGGCTCACCGATGCCCTTGCCTCGGCAATGGCCGACGCAGGTATGCCTATTCCCGATATTCCAATCTCCGAAGCCGAGCGCGAGAGCGCTTTCGGCAAGTTCATCACAGCCCTGTCATCGCTTTTCAAGAACCAATCCAACAATATCCCAATGCCAACCGAGAACCCCACGCCCAAGACCTACACCGAGGCGGAGTACAACGCCCTCAATGCCCGGCTCACCGAGGCCACCGCCCTTGCCGACTCGCAGAAGAAGACTATCGAGGAACGCGACAGCCGCATCGCCCAACTCGAAGCAAAGCTCGCCAAGACTCCGGCGGAGCCGTCGAAGCAGGTTGTCGAGGACTCCAAACCTGCCGGCGACCCTGCACCCAAGAACGAGGTCGAGGCTTTCGTCGACACCTGCAACTCCGCCCGTCAGCTCTTTAACGAGGTCTGACACCTCCCTAAACCCTAACCACTCAACTCTAAACTCCCCACTATGGCAGGCAAATTCCAGTTTACACTCAAAGAGTACCAGGAGGCCGCGGTCAAGTACCGTTCCGACCTCCTTATGCTCCCCATTATCGGCATCGGCGACACCCTCCAATATATGACGGGGCGCCCCGGTATCCGATACAAGGAGCGCGTAGGCTCCCTCACGGGCGATGCGCAGTTCGCGCCCTACAATCCCAAACGTGCCGTCGACTACAACCTCGGCATCGACTTCCGCGACCTCGAAACGCACTTTGGCTCCGTAGTCGCCAACTTCGAGCCCAACACCGCTATCTCAACACTGCTCGGCTCCGGCGCGACAAAGGGCGACGGCCAGATGACAACCCCCACCGCTCGCCACGTCCTCGCCCTCATTGCCAAGAACCTATCCGAGCATCTTAACGATGCTATATGGAACGGTGTGCGCAACGCCGCCGGTGACACCACCGCCGACCTGTTCGACGGCTTCGACACTATCACCGAAAAGGAAATCGCCGCCGGGGCTATCGCCGAGGCCGAGGGCAACTATATGAAAATCGACGATGAAATCACTGCGGCAAACGCCGTCGACGTCGCCAAGTCTATCCTGTTCTCCCTCGACCCCCGACTCCGCAGCCAAGACCTCTACCTATACTGCTCGCAGGACTTCGTCGACAAATACAACGAGGGCTATCTGCTCACGCACGGCGGCATACCCTACAACAACCAGTACGGACAGGGTGCCGTCGAGGGGTCAAACGGCAAGCTCAAATTCTGCCCCCTCTACAACAAGGCCGGGTCGAAGTTTATGCACGTCACCACCAAGGCAAATATGCTCGTCGGTTACGACCAAATGGGCGACGTGGAGAATGTAATGGTAAAGGAATACGCACCCTTTATCCTCTCATACATCGCCACGATGTTCTTCGGTGTGCAGTTTGAAACCCTCGACAAGCGACGTTTCAAAACCGTGGAAATCGCCGTGTGACCCTCATAGACACATCACTCAACAACTCATCAAACCGCTATGGCTACAAAATGTACCTCAATCCAAAAGTCGCTCGGGTGGTGTCAGGGCACCCCCGAGCTGCCCGGTGTGAAACGCCGCATCTACTATCTCGCCAAGAGCCTGATTGTGGCCTTTCCGCAGCTTCCCCGTGATGAACTCGGTCGCCCCACGTCGGCTATCCTCGACGGCTCTTTCACTCTCGCCGCCGATGCCAAATGGCGATATATCGACATACTCCCCGACAAGTCGCAGCTGACCTCCGAGGCGCAGGGCGAGCTTCCGAGCCAAACGCAGCTCAACAAACTTGTCGCCGTTCACCCCGGTGTGGGCGCGGACGCTTCCGCCGCCGCTGCCTACATCAACAACACCGACAATGTTTTCGTAATCGAGGATATGAAAGGCAACTTCCGCGTCCTCGGCAACGACAAATGGAGCACAAAGGCCACCGTCGCACAAGACCTCGGACAGGGTGCCACCGGCACCACCTCTACCACTATCAACGTCGAGGCTACCGACGAGGTACCTGCGCCGTTCTATGTCGGCACTCTCGAAACCGAGGACGGCGACATCGAGTGCAAGAAAGCCGCCTGAAAGGTAACAGGTTATTGGTAATTGTATGATTGACAAACCAATTCCCAATCTCCAATTTCCACTCCCCAAACGATGCGTCAGGGAGGGAGCGATAGCGTTGGACGAAGTGTTGAAAGACATCGAAGTGCCTTCGCTTGATGTTCCCGACCTCGACGCATCTTTTACTCCCTCCCGTACCAAAGACCTTTTCGCCGAAAAGAGCCGTGCCGCGTGGAAAGATGTGCAACAGGCCGAGGCTCGCTGCGACTTCGCCCCTAATAAGGTGCGCATTTCCTACCGCAACCCGGCTTTTGGCATTATCTCCCTTTGGAAAAAGTCGCTTTATGGCCGGACTCTCACCGACATCAAAAGCGACCCCGATATGGTCGGGAAATTCGCCGTGGGTATGAATACCCTTATCCGGCAGATACTCGGCAACTCGCTCGCCACCGGCGACTGGTGCATCGTCACCTCGCCGAAGCGTCGCCACAAGGAACGCAATTTTGCATCGCTGATTTCCGCAAGGCTCGCAACACTCCTGGGCGTGAACTTTTACGAAGATCTCGCCGAGTGTCACTCGAAACATCGTGTCGGGGCTGTCTTTACCCTCGTTAAAGAGCCACCAACCGAGCGCAACATAATCGTATTCGACGATTTTGTCACCACCGGCGCAACGATGATCTCTATGCGCGACCTGCTCCAACCGCTCGGTTATAACCTCATTTTCTTCACAGGTATAAATAATAAACTTTAATTCAAAAGTTTGCTTATTTCAGTTTTAAGCCGCATTAAATCATCTTCTTTTAAAAATGCTGCTGCCTCGTTTAGACGAACTATACCGTTTTTATCTACAAGGATAGTTAAAGGTATTCCACCGACAGATAACATTTCGGCAAATTCACCATTTTTATCCCAAGCTATTTCATACTTTAACCATTCCAACTCTTTACCAAGAGGAGTGTCGAAGAAATTATCAATTTCTTCTTTACTGTGGTTTATACAAATTGGTATGAAAACAAATGTTTCATCGTTAGATAAATCGTTGATAATAGATTGCAGATGTGCTGGTTTCAATTCCTCAATACACGGGCCACACCACGTAGCCCAAAAATTCAACAATAAAACTTTCCCTTTTAATGCGTCATTATAACTCAATATGCTGTCACTCGATATAATGTATTTTTCAAAGTTAAAAGTTGGCAACCTATCTCCAACTTTTATTTTAGACACCTGTGTTCTATAATGTGCCGACATTATAGAGTCAATGTAGGCAATCTCCATATCAGATTTTTTCGTTACCATGATTTTCCCAGGCTGTGTAATACTATCTATCCGAGCATAAATCCCAGGGGTAATTACATATGTTGTTGTGTCACCCGAAGACCAAACCTCGCGCTCACGGATTAAAGTAGTGTCAACTCCCAAATACTCCTGTCGAGATACCTCTATTTTTTCGATATAATATCGTTCAATATTTGCATAAGCCAATATTGAAACGGCCAATATAGAGAAAAGTGCTATATATTTTTTCATTTCGTAATCTTGCTTTTATCGCAAAGTTACGCATTTTTCGTCTTTTAGCCGCTATAATGGCCTGACTAATTTTGTGGCAACCAAAAGCTAACGCATAATGGACCACAAATTTACCGAACAAATCAAGCAATGGCTCGAAACGCCGGAAGCGGAGCGCGACTATGCCGTCGGCGCTCTCTACCTTTTGAAGCTGTCGGGCAATCAGATTATGTACCACAACATAATCTCGCAGATTGACCGCCGCCACGACTTCGTGGACTACCAACTTCAAAAGTATTACAACTTCCGCGTCGCCGACCTCACCCGTGCGCAGGGCGAGGATATGGAGCAGCAGGTCGAGGCTATCGTGGCCGAACACATACCGCTCGCAGCCAAAGCCGACGAGCAGCCAAAAGGCAAACGTGCCGACCACGACGCACTCCCCGACGACATCAAGGCGAAATACGTTGAAAATCTCTCAATTCTCCAACGGATGCGCGAGCTGCATCTGCGCCTCCGCTCGCTTTCGCTCGACAGCGCCACTTGCCCCGACTCCGAGCGTTACCCGTTCCTCAAAGAACTTATATCGCTCGACAAGAAGCTGCACGCCAACTGGGAGGCATACGATACATACGTCATAGGGCAGAGTGACAAGGTAAAAGGTAAGACGACCTCACGCAAAAAATCACCTCGTCACTCATAACTTAAACTTAAAACCTAAACGTAGTGAAACGCACTGCCGACATCGACCAAATCCTCCGCCCACTGAAAGATACGCCATTTCAGGCATATCTTTCTAATGCCGTGCAGGTGGCCGACATTCTCGAATGGATTTTAAGCCAAGTCGGCACCGCCGAGGTTTGGCAAACTTCTTTCTCCATTTCCGAGGAATTTTTGCGCCGACTTTTCTTTATCTGCCGTGCAAATAAAGTGTCGCGCATCAACCTTGTGCTCGACCATAAGGCCACCAACAAAACGCTCAAACTTTGGGCGTTCATCACCCAAGTTATAGAACGTACATATCTTGCCGATAATCACAGCAAGATTTTGTTGGTTCGCTCCGAGGCCGGAGAAACCGTATCGGTAATAACCTCGCAAAACCTCACTCGCGGCAACCGCCACGAGTCGGCCTTTATCTCGACTTCGCCGGAGATTTTCGCAAATCTCTACGACCAAGTCAACGATTTAATAACCAATCACTCCGTACCGCTCCATGACCTATTCGCAGAACGACTTGCAGCAGATTGAAAAATTTGCGTCTATCTACCTCAAAATATCCGATATGGCCGTAATACTCGATATTCCGGCTGATGTGCTGCGTTCCGATATAGCCGACCGCACAACCGAGGTGTCGAAAGCCTACCGACGCGGCAAGGCTGCATCAAAAGTCAAGCTCCATTCCCAGGAAATGATGCTTGCACAGGTAGGGTCGCCGCTCGCTATCGAGAACGCACACCGAAATCTCCTTGATATGGAGGACGACGAGTAATACTTCGTCACTCATAACTCATACCTAATACTTGAAGCCGTGCCAACACCGAACACCATAGATGTATGCCGGGCGCACTTGTTCACCAAAGAGGTAGAACTGCGAGAGCAATATCCACAAGCCGTTGTGGATAAGGTGCTTCGTGTGCGCGAAATGTATAACTGGTTCATCGCAAACCCCGACGGCACCGACCGCGAATTTGTCGCCGAGGTATGCCAACGCCACGGAATACACCGCACAACGGCTTATTCCGACCTTGCCGTTGTCAAGTCCTTGCTCCCCATGCTCGGCAGCGCAAGCCGCGACTTCCACCGTTGGCGCACCAACGAAATGCTTATCGCAACTTACAAAATGGCCGAGAAGCGCAAGGACAGCAAGACTATGGAACGTGCGGCCACCGCCTACGGTAAGCTGAACCGCGTCGACCTCGAAGATGAACAGGCACTGCCGCTCGACCAAATACTCGTGCAGCCGTTCACCGCTACCGATGATCCGCGAGTCCTCGGCATCGAGCCTATCCCCAACATCAACGAGAAAATCTCGGCTATGATACAAAAGTATCGCGCCGAAACAATCGACATCGAAGATGTGGAATTTGAGGAAGTCGACCTCGAATTTGACCTGTTATTTCCCAAAAATGAAGAAAGCAAAAATGAGGGAGATTATAACAACGAGTAAGGCAAATAATCGGCTCTTTCTTCTTATCTGCTCTATGTTCGGGGGCATCTTCAATTCATTAACTTTTTTCAGTTGGCGACGAGAGTAGATACCTAACATTATAACGAGGCCGACGAACATAAGAACGCCGATTAGTAAGATTATTGCAAATAGTTCTCTACTCATAGTTATCTGAATTTTAGCAGCTCACCCTGCAAATTTACAAATTTTTCCAATATGGCCGACAAGAAAGTTTACTTTAACAAGCCCCAACGCCTAACGCAGCTTATCGGCGCGAACACCACAGTTATAGTCGCAGGGCGACGCACCGGCAAGACCGACAGCATCGCCGCACCATTTGTGCTGCGCAATATGCAGCGTATGCCCGGCTCGACAGGCGGCATCGTAGTGCCGACTTTCAAGCACGGATTGACTAACACAATCCCTGGCTTGCTCGCCGCGTGGAAACGCTGGGGCTTCATCGAGGGGGTGCATTATGTTGTCGGCCGAAAACCACCAAAGACTTTCAAGCAACCAATCATCGACCCGAAAGACTACGAACACGTCATTTCCTTTTACAACGGCAGCGTCGCCGTTATCATTTCGCAAGACCGACCGGGCAGCTCCAACTCACTGACCCTGTCGTGGCTGTTGGTCGATGAAGCCAAATTTATTGATTACGCCAAACTCAAAGACGAAACGCTACCGGCCAACGGCGGCATTAAGTCGCACTTCGGAAAGCACTCTTTCAATCACTCGATTATGATATTGAGCGATATGCCGCAGACCACCAAAGGCTCCTGGTTCTTGCACTACAAGGATAAAATGGACGCGGAGCTGATAGCCACCATTGAGGGCACCGTATATGAAATTTGGCGCACCAAGGAACGCATACGCTCCCTTAACGCCAACGGTAAACCCGTTCCGGCTCACCTCAAAGGCTACCTCCGCCGCCTCGACCGCAACCTTAACAAGATGCGGTCAGTCGCCGTGTATTATCGCGAGTATTCCTCAATCGAAAATTTGCAGCTTCTCGGCGAGAACTACATAAAGCAGATGAAGCGCGACCTTACACCTTTGACTTTCCAAACCTCTATCCTGTGCCAGAGGATCGGAATTGCAAAGGACGGTTTTTATTCCTCGATGCGCGAGGCCCACAAATACGATGCCAACGATAACCAATACCTCGACACCCTCGGCTATGATTACGACTTCGCCACGCTCGATGCGCGAGCCGACGCCGACGTTGACCCCGACGCGCCTATCTGCATCGGTATGGACTACAACGCCAATATCAACTGGATTGTCGCCGGTCAGCCACGCGACCGCCGCCTCAACGTCATTAAATCCTTTTACGTCAAATTCGAGCGCAAGATACCTGCGCTTATCGACGACTTCTGCCGCTACTACGCCACCCACCGCAACAAGACCGTAGTATTTTACTTCGATGCAACCGCCCTCGGCTCTAACTACGCCGTCAACGACCAGGACTTCCGTTGGTGGGTGGTGCACGAGTTCGAGCGCCACGGTTGGACGGTCGAGGCCGTATATCTCGGCAACCCTATGCGCAAGGAGGAAAAATACCTGCTCATCAACCAAGCCTTTGCCGGTAAGCAACGCCTGATGCCTTTTTTCAACCGCTCCAACAACGAAGACCTTATCCTCGCCATACAGTCAGCCGGAGTGCGCCGTGGCCGCAACGGCTTCGACAAAGACAAGTCCGGCGAAAAGCTCGCCGAGAGCGAAGAAGACCTGCTCGAACACCGCACCGACGGCACCGACGCTTTCGATACCCTCTACATCGGTTGTGAGAAATTTCCATACCGCGATGCGTTCAACCTCTCTATGTCGGGGGTGCTTTGACACCTGTTTGTGAGCATATTGCTTCCGTATTCCGGATTTTTTCGCTAATTTTGTATTCTTAAAATCTGGAATTTATGAAAACGCCTGATGAATTTTTCATACGCTTGCAGTTCTGCACCTTACAAAGTTCTCAAATCCTGTCGTCAAGTTAAGTATTAACGGGAAAGATGCTGAGTTTAAGGTGTCTAAACTACAAGGTACTTGACAATAACAAGACTTGGCTCGAAAACAAGCATAACTCAGCGATAAAAACAATACTAAATTTGTTGACTGGCTTTATTCATTGATATTTTCAAATAAAACGGTTATGAAGAAGTTGTTGATACTTTTTGTCTTATTCATGGTTGCTCTGACAACTTTCGCACAGGAAGAAAAGCGACCGTTCACAGCTACTCTTTATGGTGGCATATATCTAAACAATGAACAGGCTTGGACGATTGAGCCGTCTATTGCGTGGCATTTCCATAAATATATCGGTGTTGCTCTTGGTATGGAACTGACGTCACAATACAACCAACCGAGCCGTACAACTACGATAAACGGGCATGAAGCGAGTTTGGCGGATAATGAGAAAAACGTGGCATGGATTATATTCAAGCCATCTGTAATCTTCAAAACTCCGAACATGCTCAAAAACAAAGATGATATTCGCTTGTGGTTTCAAGCCGAACCCGGCATCAGTCTTGCCTGCCCTTTTAGAAATTCACTGACCTATGATATTTATGATATTAAAGGTAATGTAGGCACAGTCGTAGATTATATGAAATTTCCGAACAAAGGGCTTGACTGGTTTTACTGGAACGCAAGACTTTCCGTAAATCTTTCTATTGACCGTTTTGTGATTGGTGCCGGATATGGCATATCCAACCTTGACTACTATTCCGGTCGTAGGAACGTGACACTCCAAAACGGCTCGAAATTCTGGGTTCCTAATAAAGAACTGAGCCAAAGCATTTTCTTATCAGTCGGCTACCGATTTTAGTTTCATAAGATAAAAACAGCTAATCATACTAAGACAATAAGCTCCCGGCGTGAGTCAGGGGCTTTGTTGTTTCCCAAAGAGGCGGCTTTGGGGCGGTGACGACCACCGAGCCGCCCCGCGTGATTGCAGGACGGCTCAGAGGTCGCTGTGACATTCCGGGATTGGAAGCCATTTGGGTTTCAGTCAAACCAATCGGGGTTGCCCTCGCTTTGCTCTGGCGTTGTCGCCGCCTCCGGCTTCAGCCTGATATCATATCCAAAACCAGAACTGACCGAAACTGAATCGGTGTGCAGCACGGAATCAGTCGGGCAACCGGTAAACAGCACAAGGCGATGTGCCGTGCCTGTGGATCCACGGGCCACTGACACGGCTTATCGCCTAAATTATCACATCATTTGAGAGCAAGCGGTGGCGATAAGGTTGTGTGAGGCAATACGCCCGGCGCACTGCCTCACGCTCCTGTCACCACGGCTTGCGAACAGTAAAGTCTCCCCAAACAAAGCTATTTCCATACCTCTGAGAGCCATTTTATTAGAAATTTTCGCTAATTTTGTAATTGAAATGAAAACGCCCGATGATTTTTTCATACCCGACAACGAAGTCAAGCTACCTGATGAACTTGATTACAGCAGAGTGAACGAATACGTCCGCTCCGCAGAGGCGTTTTCTCGCTCCACATACCAAAGCGTCTATATAATAGACTATTTCAAACAGAATTTCCTGTATGTGTCGCCCAATCCGATGTTCCTGTGCGGACTTACGCCGGAGCAGATGATTGACCTCGGTTACCGGTTCTATCTCAAATATGTGCCCGAGGACGAACAGTCCCTTTTGCTTGACATCAACCGCGTGGGCTTTGCCTTTCACAATCAAATCCCACTCGAACAGCGCAAGGATTGGTACATATCATACGATTTTCATATTCTCAACGACGGCCACCCAATTCTCATTAACCATAAGCTGACCTCCCTTGCCCTGACTTCCGACGGTAGGATTTGGCTTGCCCTGTGTGTCGTGTCTGCCTCCACCCACACCACGCCCGGCCATATCGAAATGCACAATGTCGGCACCCCCGACTATTTCGCATTTAATCCCGTCACCCGTCGGTGGGATAAGAAAGCTATGCCTAACCTTACCGAGGGGGAGAAGTCGGTGCTTACCCTTTCTATACAAGGCTACACGATGTCGGAGATTGCCGACCGCATCTGCCTCTCGCCCGACACCGTCAAGAAATACCGTCAGCGCATCTTTGAAAAACTCGGTGTGCGCAACATATCCGAGGCTATCGCGGCTGCCACCAACAACAAGCTACTCTAAATTTTTCGATAGGTAGAAGCGCGGAAAGTGCTTCACATCACGCCCTACTGCGATATTAGCCAATATCCGGGCGCAGATACAGGCTGCTGTTTGCTGCGCCTTTGCGGATTGTTCGCCCTGCTCAATCCTCGGCAATACCACGCGCAACCAGTCGCTGTTATCAATATTCCAAAACGCGCAATACCCCGACATATACTTTGCGGCACACAGGCGCACATCGCCCTTTGCCTCAAATTCAACCTTATCATCGGGCAGCACAACCATAGCCGCGCCACCCTCGATAAAATCAAACGGATATACGACCGGCAATTTACCGCCCAACCGGGCCGATATTCCGTTCATCGCCACATCAACAGCAATATCGGCAGACTCCGTCGGAGCTTCCACATATATAATATTGTGGAACCCGACTTTTAGCAAAGCCGTATTGATAGCGTCTGCAAATTCACCGTTGCCGACTATCATTATCCGGCAGCTCTCAATCTTATTCTTTTCTTCGCTTGTCATATCATTTTTTATCTGATGCAAAATTAGAGAAAGCCCCAAGCGTGTACCATACCCAAAAGTGTATATTTTCATCTGCAAATGCAAACGTACACTTTTGGGTATGGCAGAAGAAAATATGGTGGCTTAACTTTGCATCAGTAAATTAAAACAGTACAGTTATGAAAAAATTCATCTTAATTACGATAGCCCTGTTGCCTCTTTTAGCAATGGCGCAATCCGAGAAACAATTACAGGAAGTAACCGTGGTTGCCTCCCGTACCACGAATAATGCCGAGGGTTACACTACCAGTCTGCGCGGAACGAATATTGCCAAAGGCAAGCCCACGGCCGATGTGCTCGGTTTTCTGCCGAATATCTCGCGCGAAAACGGCAACTTCAAAATCAACGGTCTTGCCGTAAGCGAGATTTATGTGGACGGAGTGAAACTCTCCGACATTTCGGAACTCAACAACATTCCCGGAGAAATGATTGACAAAGTGCAGGTAAAATATCTTGCCGGAAGCGATCAAAACGCAGCTTTAAGCGGTGGCACAATTATGATAACGCTGCGTCGCCCACCCGAAGGGGGCTACTACGGAAATGTTACCCTCAATGCCGACTGGTACCGCTCATGCGGTTTTGGCAATGAAAGTGTGAGCGGACTTTTCAACTACCGCTATAAAAACCTCAGTATATACGACAACCTATATATAGGTGCCGATAAGTTGGAGGAAAATTCGGAACAATGGTTAACCGGTCCTGACTTGAACACCGTGATTGAAGAAACCTCAAAGTCGCACGGTTTTAATCTGCGCAACCGGTTAAGTCTTACGCAGCAGTTCAAGTCCGGCGCACAGCTCGGAGGTAGCTATCTTATTGCTACAACCCGTCCGCGTCCTACTTCTTCTTCTATCGTAAACGAAACTTTATCTTCTTTCGATAAACGCTCCAATATGCTTGCGCAAGAGGGCACAATCAAATTCTCTTTGCCGCTGAATAATCGTGGCGCTTCTATGGAACTCACTGCCGATTATTATAACCGCCATAGCGATGATAACGCCGATTATCTTATAGATAACGAGCTTATCGGCAGTCAGGCAGACGAAAGCAATCTAAACCTTTGGAAAGTAAAGGCCGACTTCCTTTATCCCCGTAGCAGAAAGCTCGCTTTGAAATTCGGTGCTTCCGCCCAATGGATAACTTCGGAATTTACTCCCTCGGCTGTTGTGGAAAGCAACCGTTTTGAATTAAGCGACATACCGACAAAGACAACAGGCTTTACGCCTATCGTATATGCCGCTGCACAGGGTATGGTATGGAAACTGCGTTATAGTGCCGGATTAAACTGGCAGCTTAATCGCATAGGCTATACCGACCGCGAACAGCACGTTACAAACCACAACACACAATGGTCTATAAATCCTACCGTACAGGTAATGATGCCTTTCGGCGCGAGAATGAACCACGCCGTTATGCTGAACTATAAACGTACCCTCAGCGATATTCCATATACCGCCATATCCTCCGTGATAAATTGGGCTGATGCCTACAACTATTCCGTCGGCAACCCCAATCTAAAAGCGCAATCTGCTGATATGGTAATGGCCGGTTTATCCTTATTCCGCAACAAACTCAACTTTACGGCTTTGTACGCACACTCACACGACCGCATATATTGGCAGTCTTTCCAAGACGCTTCAAACGCTGATGTATTCTATACCAAACCCGTAAACATATCCGGGCAGGGTGTATGGGGTATCGGTGCGGAATGGATGGAAGCACCTGTGAAATGGTGGCGTTTCAAGCTGTCAGGACGAGTTGAGATCACACCTGAAAATACTACTATCGACGGCGTTCTATATAACAAGACCCGTTTTAAGGAATACTTCTATTTCAACAACAACTTCACTTTCTCCAATGGCTGGGGCGGTATGTTGAACGCCAACTTTGAGCCAACTTTCCGCACTCTCGACCGCACATACCACGCGGTTTACAATGTAAGCGGACAAATTTACAAAACATTCCTCGGCGATAATCTACAAGTCGCTCTTGACTTTACAGCCGTTGGCAACCGTCGCAAACTTGACCGACAGGTCGGTGCAAACAAAGTATCGTACAAATACACCACCCCCGTTCAATACATAGGCATATCCGTAGCTTGGAATTTCTCCGGCGGCAAGAAAGTCAATGTTGACGTTGTGGACGGCATACAGGAATATCGTGAAACCAAAGATAACCGATAATGATATGAAAAGGACAACATACATCATTATAGCCTTGGCTTTATGTATTGCAACCTCTTGTTCTACAAAATCAGACTATGAAATCGAAAAGGAAGAATTTGTAGCAGAGCAAACCGAATTAGCCAAAGAGAGGCAGGAACTTGCTGAAGAAGAGGCTCAGCTCTGTCAAGAATACGAAGAACTCCGTCAAGAGTATCTTCGTGAAAAAAAGGAGTTTCAAAGAAACGTGGCGAAGGAAAAGAGATCCAATCACAAGAAGCCTCATCAACTAACATCTTCCGAACTTGATACGCTATCAAGTAAAGTACGTTCTTCGGCTCTATAGCCTACAAGTGACACGAAATAAAAACAGCTAATCATACTAAGACAATAAGCTCCCGGCGCGAGTCGGGGGCTTTGTTGTTTTCCAAAGAGGCGGCTTTTGGGCGGTGACGTGCAAAAGCCGCCCCGCGCCTCTCGGCATGGGGTGGCTTGCTCAAACATAGGTGCTTGTCGCTTTATGCAACAGCTTC